TAAACCGAGGTTTTTGAGAACGTCTGCAATCAGCCCGGCGTCTTTGATTTCAGCCAGGGCATTTGCGATCTGCAGGTATTGGCCGTGCGGGTTGTCAGCATCAGTATGCTTTTTCATTACGCTGTCAGCGTATGCCTTCACTTCGATCACGGCGTCATCAACATACTTGCGCGTTGCCAGCACGACTGATGGATCAATTTTCAGCGTGACGGCCGTTGTGCTGTTCACGATTAAAATCATGCGCACGGTCTGCGTCCGCCCGCTGCCTTCAGCCAGCTGCGGCTTATAGGTTTCCGGGCAGTTAGCAACGGCAATCAGCACGCCGTCGGCATCATACAGGCCGATTTCGCGGATCCAGAAACCGCCCTCGCTTTCCGGGATAATCTGCTCGGCGATAATCTGGCTGCTGTTTGCCGCGTCAATGGTCAGGGAATTAAGCTGCGCGCGACGCTTCTCGCCGATGAGCTTTGTCTGTGCCGCGTCAGGTGTAGGCAGCGAGCCGCCTCCATCACCGACACCCATAGAGGCGATGTTCACTTTCGAGCCGAGTGCAGCGGCGTTCGCCAGCTTAGCCGCGCCCTGATTGGTCAGCAGGGCAAAATATTTTGTCGTCATGCGCTCACTTCCGTCAGGTCAATAAGATGCACCGCCGCGCCGGAATAGACCGGCCCGCCGACGCTGATAAGTTCAGGGGTATAAGGGTAAACAGTCAGCTCGTCGCCGCTGTAGCTGGCAACGGCGACCGGCAGAGTGCCGTTAGCATCGAGATTAATAGACAGGCCGATAAGGTGACGGCTGCAGGGCTTGGCGTCAGCTATCAGGCGCTCCAGCTCGTTATACATTTCCTCGGTAATGCCGGTATCAAGTACGCCTACATCCAGTCGGAATGTGCCAGGCGCTTCGCCGGTTTTCCACCACTCAATTATCTTGATGAGATAGCCCAGCGGCTCAACGACGCGGCGGATTGCCCCGATAGTGCCCTTGTGCCGGTGCACGTACTGGGAGGCGGCAACCACGGCGCGCTTTGTCGATTCAGGCCAGGCTGAATCCCAGCGGTCAACTGACCACGCCCACGCCAGATAGGGCAAAAGCTCCACCGGGCATGTGTACGGATTCCATAACTGGCGCAGCGGAACGATCATCGCGCCGGGGCTTGCCAGCGCCTCAGCGGCGGCAACCTCAAGCGCTGACGAGCCCGTCGGCAGCAGGCGATCACTCATCCGAGCCTCCCACGGTCAGCGTGTAACCTGTGCAGTAAGCGGCCTGTGTTTTGTCGAGCACCACGTCAGCAGAAGGCTTGATAAGGTTGACGCGCTGCACGCCCTCAACGTGCATAGCGGCATACAGCGCAGACAGGCGAATGTCGCGGCCGAGACGCTTCTGCGCGCTGACAAAGGCGGCGAGCTTTGCCTCTGAGGCGGCGCGGATTGGCTCCGCTTCCGGCCCCGGATAGAGGTACAGCTCGGCCACAATTTCGTATTCCACAATCTTTGCTGACTGCACGCTCACCCGGTCGGCAACCGGGCGCACGTCCTCATCATTGAGCGCTGTATCCACCACGGCCAGCAGATCATCACCGGCCACGCCGTTGCCCTCACGCGCGAGCACTGTCACCGTGACCACTGCAGGCGACGGGCTGATGGCCGATGCATCGGCTACGCGGCCGTCGGCGCTTCTGGCGTGATACTCATAAGCACCGGTCGGCCCGGCCACGCTCAGCCCCTCAAAGGCCGAGGCGATGCGCAGCCGGAAATCGTCATTACTTTCCATCACTGCGGCGGTCGGCGGAATGGTTGTATCGTCGGCAGGGGTTATGGTCAGGCGGGTTACGCCATTGTTCGCGCCGAGCTGGTCAAGGTCGCCGTCAAGTGCATACGCAACCATGACGGCTTTTGCCGCCTCGTTGATGCGCTGGCGCAGGATCAGCTCACGATAGGCATTTTCCTGCAGCAGCTTAACGATGGGTTCTGACTCCAGCGTCAGCGTACGGGCGACGGCGTCCTGCTGGTCAGCAGGGTAAAGAGAAATCAGCGTGGCTTTACGCTCGGCCAGCAGGGTTTCATAGTCCAGCGACTCCACCACGTCAGGCGCGGGCAGCTGGCTCAGGTCGATAGTTGCCATAGTCTCAGCTCACAGGAACGGTTAAGGAAAAAGGCTGCGCGTTATCGGTGCGGTTGCCGGACAGCTCAACCACCATTGCGCCGTTGATATCCGACTCAAAGCTGATGGCGGTCAGCTTTACGCGCGGCTCCCATTGCAGGAGCGCCATATAGCAGGCCGACATAATCTGCAGCCGCAGCGCCTCGTTTTGCGGCTGGCCAATCAGCGTGGATAAAAGCGAACCATACTGGCGGCGCATCACCCTGGAGCCAACAGGGGTCAGAAAAATGTCGCTAATCGACTGCCGGATATGATCGAGGTCGGTCAGCGTTCTGCCGGTTTCCCGGTTCATGCCGATGTATTTCGCCGCTGTCATACTGGCGCTCCCGTTTTTCCGCCGCTGTCGCCCGGATGGATATGCGAATGCAGCACCTTGCCGTTTGAGGAAAGGTTGCCGCCGGTATGCGTCACATCACCTTTCATCGTGCCGCCCTTAGTGACTTCCAGCTGCGCAGTTTTGAGCAGCGTTGTGCATTCCACTTCGGGCGAGTCGAACAGGATTTTTACCGCGGCCTTGATGGTTGCGGTCTGTATGCCGGTCGCGTTCAGCGCGCCGGTTTCCGGCTCGTACTCGATCACCGCGCCGTCAGGAAATGACCAGTGCAGCGCATCGGCCGAGGCAGACGGAGCCGGGTTGTCATCCGAGAAAATGCCCGGCAGCACAAAGCCGGTATCAAGTTCACCCCCGAGGCACAGAATAAGAACCTGCTCACCGACTGACGGCGCATTCCAGGAGCGGGTTTTACCCGCGCGGGCGCTCAGCCAGTGCAGCCAGCCGGTTGTGTTTTTTCCTGTATCGACACGGCACAGCCCGCCGTCAAGATTGACGGCCGACACTGTTCCGATGCGGATAAGGTTGCGCAGCAGGCGTTGGATTTCAAAAATTTGATCTGAATTATTCATAGGGCAGATTGTGGAAAATTGGCACCAGTGAAACAATGAGTAGATGCCCTCTGGTCTACAGGCAAACACTTCAAAAGGAATAAAGAATGTTTCATCATCAAATTGACATTGAAAACTCTCTAGACTTTCTCAATTATTTCTTGCCATGGAATAACAAGATTAAGGGCTACGTTTTTCGCGGGCATTCAGATGCAGGCTGGGATCTTGTCCCAAATGCGTTGAGATATGACGAGAAGAAAAGAATTAATGAAATGTTTAAAACAGAACCAAACGATGATGAGCAACATGATCTAGAGTTTATGCAACTGCAGGTTGAATACTTAAGATTGCGAGATTTCTATATCATGTGCGATAGGAATGGACTTAGAGTACCAAACTCTAATTTTTTCAGAGACAATCTTGCTGCTGATTATGATCCTAATGTAATGAAAGTTCTATCAGGAAAATTTGAATGGATACCCCGCGAACTAGATGAGATTGCTGCTCTTGCTCAGCATTATAAAATACCGACCAGACTGCTTGATTGGACTTATGATCCTTTTGTTGCATTACACTTTGCTTTAAAAGGTGCTATTAACAAAAGTGGCAGATTATGCATATGGTGCCTCAACAAAAATTTATTAACATCACCCTTATTTACTTATCTCCAGCCTCATTTAAGATTTGTCACTCCTCCTTACTTTGACAATCCTAACCTAAATGCTCAGAAAGGATTATTTACACACATCCCTGTTACTCCAAAGATGCCGGAGGGTGAAGAGATGGGGACATTAGTTGATCGCCGCCCATTGGATATAATACTTAAAAGTTATTTTGATAAACTACCATCAGGCATTTTCCATGAACCCTTATTCATTAAGGTCACATTCCCATGCGAGCTTGCAAGAGTTACTTATATCGCCCTCGAAGATCATGGATATGGAACTTCAAAGATATTCCCTGGATATGGCGGAATTGCACAACAAATTTTAGATACATATTCCTTACGAGCTTGATAATGCATTTAAAATAGTTTCTTCCAACATATTCAAATCTCTTTCGCTGATACCTAAAAGAGGCCGGGAATCATACTGCACCTCTTTACCTTTACGTGATGGCCGGTCGCGCAGCCCGTAATGATGCACGCGGGCCATGCGCTGCACGTTACCCGCAAACTCGATCACGGCCTCATTCGGGCTGGCCTGCGTTTTCATGTATTTAGCCGTGCGCAGCTTTGCGAACATCTCGCGCTTTATCCGGCCTTTTTTGCTGCGTACCGGCTGCGTTTTTCGGGCTTTAAACGGCGTGCCGTCGGGTGCCTGCTGGCGTTTGATATTCTGCTGCTGACTCGCTCGCAGCTTGCGGCCAATGCTGCGCGCCATCTCTTTACGCGCCGGGGCTGACAGGCTGCTGATAAGCGCCTCCAGCCGGTCATTTACCAGTTGCAGCTCGCTCATGTCTGCCACTCGCTGACCAGCTCGCCCTTAACGTAAAGCTGCACCGGCCGCGCGTCATTCTCCGGCAGCGGGTTCTCACCGACGTGCGTCACGTGCAGCCCGTCGTCGGCCCGCTTCACGATCACGCGCTCGCTCAGCTGCAGCTCGATGCTGATATCGCTGGCCGTGTCGCTGATAACGTCTGCCTGGAAGGTAAAGCCCGTCCGGCGCTTTTCCTCGCTTGCCATAATGTCGGGTTCATTCGTTCGCAGCCAGGCAAGCAGCGGCACGATCAGCAGGTCGATGTTACCGGCGTAGTCGGTAATAACCATGTTAAGCCGGTACTGGTATTCAAACGACAGCGAGCTGGCAAGCGTCGAGACGATGCGCCCGCTGTCGATAAACACGTTCAGCGCGTCAGGGTTTCGCTGCAGCTCCGGCACGCTGTCGGTCAGCGCCTGGCGCAGTTGTTGTGGTTTCAGCATCGTGTTGTTCCTGGCAGTCTTTGATTATTTCGACCTGCAGCCCGCAGGCGGCGAGTGCGGCCTCAAGCTGACGATTGTCCGCCGCTAGATCGCCAGCGGTTTTAAGGCTGTTTCCCGGCACCGGGCAGCTTGTCACGCGCGGACACCCAATCCAGATAATCTCTGGCGCTGGCGAAGGCCGGACGGGCGTGCAGCCGGATAACATCGTCAGGCAGAGCAGCAGCAGACCAGTCACGCAGTATCGGATTTGCATCGGTTTCTCTCTGTATGGTCATTTCACGGTTAAGTGCGGCCGTGCTGGCGCGCCCCTGCATCAGCCGCAGCTCGGCCTCGCGCTTCTGGCTGGCCCTTGCATCGGCGTCCAGCCTGGCTATCGCTTTATCCCGGCTCACGATACCGGCCGACAGCGTGCCGATAATGCGCTGCGCGCTGGTCAGGTCGTCTTTTGCAACTTTCCACTGCCAGCCGGTCACGCCCAGCGCCAGCAGAGCGACGGCCAGCAAAGCGGCAATCAGGCGCGTCATTTGACACCCCGCAGGCAGTAGGCTGTTTCCGCAGCGCGGCGGTTTTCCAGCCCGCGATTTTTCACGCCCTTAACGAACACCCAGCGCCGCAGCTCATTACAGGCATCAGACCAGTGCTGCAGCCTGATGTAACGGGCAAAGGTCGAGCTGCAGGCCGCGCGCACGCCGACGTTAAAGGCGAATGAAACGGCCGTGTCATAGACCGGCTGCGGCATCTCAGCCGACATACAGGCATCGATCCCGCGCTCGACGCGCATCACGTCATACACCAGATTGACCGCCGCCTGTCGCTCGCTGATCTGGCTTTGCGGCGTCACGCCCTCTGTGTGACCAATGCCGTTAGTCCAGACTCCGGCGCTGCACTGATAGGGCGAGGTGCGGCACCCCTCGGCGTTGGCGATGAGCGCAAGCCCGGCCTCGGACGTTTTCAGGGTTTTGAACTGTGGCAGCAGCGCAGCAATTGCCAGCACGGCCACCACGGCGCAGCGTTTAACGGTCTGGCTCAAGGCTCACCCCCCGCAGGCGCTGCAGCTCGTAGGTTTTACGGCGGTAATGCCAGTTGATAAAGAACGTCGCCACGTTAGTGATAAGCGTGATAACGGCCACGCCGGAACCGACCATAAAGGCGATATCCTGTGGCGTATGACGGCCGAACCACATCAGGATGAGGCCTATCAGGTAGTTGATCACAGAGCTGATTTTTTCCATTTTTAGTCCCACAGGTTGACGGTTTCACCTGCTGAAGATTCCGGCAGATCAGGCAGCGTCACCTCGCAGCCGTGCGGCAGCACCGGCCCGCTTTCGGCAAGGCCCGGATTAGCCGCATAAACCAGCCCGACGGCCTGACCGGTACGCCCGTAATAGCGCTGACAGATTTCATCAACGGTATCGCCCTGCTGCGCGTAAATGTTCATCAGAGCAGATCCACAATGCAGCCAGGCTTACCGGCGATGCGGCTGATACTGAATCGCGCATCGCGCCAGTACTCGTCGGCGCTCGCCTCGATTTCGCCCGCTTTTTTCGTGCCGCTGGCGTCGTAGCCGCGATAGCGCTCGACGATGGTGGCGGCAGTCAGCGCGCTGACGGCGGCAAGGTACGCAGTGACCTTTTCGCTCTCGCCGTCCAGTGATTCCGCAGGCACCTCGGCCAGCACCTTAAAGCCCGCCGCAATCTGCGCGGCGCGCCAGTCGTACAGCTCGGCGTTTACTTCTGAAATCGCCGTTTTCACGGCAAGGCGCAGGCGCATCGCCGTGACTGTTCCCTCATAGCGCAGCGAATCGCGCAGCTGCAGCAGGTCAACGTCAGGCCAGAAAAATGTATTCTTTACCGGCGGCTCGGCAGCGTCTGCCGGTCGCGGGGCGGGGATAACAACCGTGTTATTCATAATCGGCCTTTGAAATAGGTGGGCGGTGGAGGACGGCGCAGACACTGAAAGTGCGTTGCCGTCCTGCCGCCCGTGCGCGGGGTCGCGTTCGGTCAGCGGCGGGCGATAGCTTCTTTTTTCATCGCCGTTCCCAGCCGCTCAATGTCTTTTTTGACGCCGCAGCCGTCGTGCAGCTGATGCGCCCTTGCAAGGTGGGTCATCGCCTCCGAAGCCCTGCCCGCATCGCGAAGCACATACCCGGTTATCTTGTGCAGCTTGGCGCGCACCTGATCGGGCATGTCTTCAGATTCCGTCATCGCAATGGTTGCCAGCAGCGGGTCAACATCGACCGGCGCTTTTGCCGTCCAGGCGCGCGTTGCCGCGCTGGCGACTTCCTCGGCCAGCAGGTAAGGCAGGCTGGCGCGCTTAAAGCCGTCTGGCGACACAAGGCCATGCGTCAGCGCGTACCGGGCAATCTCCAGCGCGCCGGGCACGTCGCCCGCATCAAGCCGCCAGATCATGACGGTCATCAGCACGGCATCCTGTGCGCCTTTGCCTTTCTCCAGCACGCCGGACACCCACGGCAGGTACTCAGGCAGCAGCTGACGCTTCATTTCCGCCTTGCGCTCGTTAGAGTGCACTTTCTTCAGGCGGCGCTTGTCGTCATTGAGCTTGATGAGCATCTGCTCATAGCCGCTGGCATGGCGCAGCGGGTTGTCGGCGTTCTGCGAGGCTTCGATAGCCTGCTGGCGCATGCGGTGACGTCGGGCAGGGCTTAACATGCGTTACGCCTCCGTTTTTTCGGTGCCGGCAGCGCCGTCGTTTTCTGCCGCTGCTTCCTGCTCTGCCGCTGCTTCCTGCGTTGTGACTGCAGGTGCAGCGAACTCACCGACTTCGATGTTTTCAACCAGGCAACCGGCCGCGTAATCCTCGATCACGTAGTCCTCGTTGATTGACTCGTAGTTTTCGATGCGGTCGCGCTTCGGCGCTTCGTCAATCAGGCGGCGGTGCGTGCCTTCCTGAAAGTAAATTGACAGGTTATCCAGACGGGTGATCATCAGCGCGTTAGCCGGGAAGTACGGCACGCGGATAGCTGGCAGGTTGCCGATGCGTTTCTGGCTGACGATGAGGTCGGCTGCCAGCTGCTCGGTGTTGGCCTGCGACTGATTGACGATCGGGAAATATTTGTCAGCCAGCAGCTGGCGGCCGCAGATCACAACCAGCTCCGGGTCTTCCTGATACCACGCCTCGATCAGGGTGTTGGTGGCATCCATAACCAGCGCGTCGAGGTTGGCGTAATCGCCGTTTTTGCCGACGCGGATTTTTTCAGAGACGACGGTGCCGTCTTCCTCGGTGATCTTGCTCATCACGCGCGCTGGTGCATCATTGCGATACTTCTGCAGCCAGCCTACCGCCACGTCCTGCAGCATCGGGAACTTGGCGCGGTTCGAGGTTTTGGCGCGGGTCACGCCGTTGAAGCCGATCATGATGCGGTCAAGCGCCTGGCGCTTCACGATGGCATCACGCAGGCGGGCCTGAAAATCTTCATAACGCGCCCACAGGTCGAGGGTGTTATAGCGGATATGAAAGTCATAGTTGACCTGCACACACTCATAACCCTGCTTATCCAGCGCGGCAAAGTCAGCGGTTTCGCGCTCGTCGCCGCCTGCCGTGTCGGTTGTGCTGGCAATCGAACCGGACACACCGATCCCGATTTTTTCGCCCTTCATTTCGGACACAGGCACGATGTTGACGCGGGTCAGAAAGTCGGAAGACTCCTGCACGCGGTTCATCAGGGTCTGCGTGACCGTCGGCTCAACGGTAAATTTTTTGTTCATGTCGTCGGTTTCGACGCCATTCAGCTCGGCGAGGCGGGTCATGAACTGGTTAAACTTAAAGCGGGTATTCTTGCGCATTGGCGTTCCTGTTTATCTCTGTGTTGGGTTTTAACGTTCGGGCAACGCCTGATTAGCAGTCGGTCTGCGCGCCGGACTTCGGATCGCTGCCGGTTGCCGCCGGGCGGCGGGTAAAGCTGCCGTCGGTCTGCGAAAGCTGGCCCTGCAGCGCAGCGAAAGCGGCGCGGTCTTCCCCGGCCTGCTGCTCGATAGCCTCCAGACGTGCGGTGACGGATTGCTCCAGCGCTGACAGCTCATGCGTCTGGCTCTCCGCGTTCAGCTGCACCTGCTCAGCGACGGCCGTTACCGCCGCGCTGACGTCGGCGAACTGCTCGCCATCGGTTTTCTTTTTGGCAGAGAACATCGCCGAGATACGCGCCAGCAGGGACGGTGACGGCTCGGCCACTTCCTCAAACTCGATCACGGTTTCTTCAGCGGCGGTAAAGAGGTTGTCTTTGTCCTGCTTGCGGGACGCCAGCGGATTAGCTTTGGCCGTTGCGCTGAAGCTCAGAATCTCCGTGCCGAGGCTTGCCGGGTCGTCGGTGACGGCGATACCAATCAGGTAGGCTTCGCCCGTGTCGGCAAACTTCGTATTGATTTCAACCGAGGTGTAGATTTTCTGACGCGCCTTTGTCAGCTCGACCAGCTCCGGCGTCGGGTCAATATCCCCGTAAAGCGCCAGCTTGCCTTTAAGCGGCCCGTCGGTAATTTCTTCGGCGGTCAGTGCGGTAACGTCACCGTAGCGGCGGAACGGGCTGTCAGGGGTATAACCCTTGATGTGCTCCATGTTGACGCGGGCGCCGTACATCGCCGGGTCATAGTTTTTCGCCATCTGCGAAATCCAGTCGCGGGAAATAACGCGGCCGTCAGTGGTTGCGCCTTCAACTGCGATACGAAAACGCTTTGCTTTGATTGCTGCCATTAATCAGGCTCCGGTCAGGTGTTGGGTCGGTTCGGGGCCAGTTTCCCCGTCGCCACACAATCCCTCAACGAATGCCAGCCCGCTGATGCATCAGCAAACAGGGACAGCAGGCGCGCCATTTTCGGCACCGGTAGCCTTGCCGGTATGAAAACGACACCGACAACCATCATCAGCGATCCGCGCCGTCAGGCCGCGCTGCTTTACTGGCAGGGTTATTCCGTGCGCCAGATTGCGGAGACGCTCGGACAGAAAACGCCAACCGTGCAGAGCTGGAAGCTGCGCGACGCTTGGGACAACGTCGCGCCCATCAGTCGCGTTGAATCCAGCATGGAAGCCCGGCTTATTCAGCTCATCATGAAAGAGGTAAAGGGGAATGGTGATTACAAAGAGATAGACGCGCTCGGCCGTCAGATTGAGCGCCTTGCCCGCGTGGAGCGCTACCGCAGCAGCGGCAACGAGGCCGACTTAAACCCCAATGTGCGCAACCGCAACAAAGGCGAGCGCCAGCCGGTTGTTAAAAACGAGTTCAGCGAGGAACAGGTAGACAAGCTGACCCGCTATTTTATGGATAACTGCTTTGAGTATCAGCTCAACTGGCATAAAGCCGGGCTGACTCACCGCATCCGCAATATCCTGAAGTCGCGCCAGATTGGCGCAACGTTTTACTTTGCCCGCGAGGCGCTGATCGATGCGCTGACCACCGGCCGCAATCAGATTTTTCTTTCGGCCAGCAAAGCGCAGGCGCACGTCTTCAAAAACTACATTATTGACTTCGCCCGCCAGGCTGACGTTGACCTGAAAGGCGATCCCATCGTGCTGCCGAACGGCGCGCGCCTGATATTCCTTGGCACCAACGTGCGTACCGCGCAGAGCTACACCGGCAACCTGTACCTGGACGAATATTTCTGGATCCCGAAATTCCAGGAGCTGCGCAAAGTTGCCAGCGGCATGTCGCTGCACAAGAAATGGCGCACCACCTACTTTTCTACGCCGTCGGCCCTGTCACACAGCGCTTATCCGTTCTGGTCAGGTGAGCTGTTTAACAAGGGGCGGCGCAACAGAGATGATCGCATCGAGATAGACCTGTCGCATTCACACCTGGCGAAAGGCGCGCTGTGCGGTGACGGACAGTGGCGGCAGATCGTGACGGTTGAGGATGCGCTGACCGGCGGCTGCAACCTGTTCGACATTGAGCAGCTGCAGCTTGAATACAGCCCGGCGGAATATCAGAACCTGCTGATGTGTGATTTTGTCGATGATGAGGCCAGCGTGTTCCCGTTTGCCGAACTGCAGAGCTGCATGATCGACAGCCTGGAAGAGTGGGAAGATTTTAACCCGTACCTGCCGCGCCCGTTTGCATACCGGCCGGTCTGGATCGGTTATGACCCGTCGCACACCGGCGACAGCGCAGGCTGTGCGGTAATCGCACCGCCGCTCGTTGCGGGCGGTAAGTTCCGCGTGCTGGAGCGTCACCAGTGGCGGGGCATGGACTTTGCCGCGCAGGCAAAGTCTATCGAGGACTTAACGAAAAAATACACCGTTGAATATATCGGCGTGGATGCCACCGGCATCGGCCAGGGTGTTTTCCAGCTGGTACGCCAGTTTTACCCGGCCGCGCGCGAAATCAAATATTCACCGGAAGTGAAAACCGCAATGGTGCTGAAGGCAAAAGACACCATCAGCAGCGGGCGGCTTGAGTATGACGCAGGGGCAACGGATATCACGCAGTCGTTTATGGCTATCCGCAAAACCATGACGGCCAGCGGCAACCGCTCAACCTATGAGGCGAGCCGCAGCGAAGAAGCCAGCCATGCTGACGTCGCCTGGGCAATCATGCACGCACTGTTAAACGAACCGCTCACCGCAGCCAGCGGCGGCGCTAACCCCTCAATTCTGGAATTTTACTGATGAGCAAACGCAGAGGCCGCAAGGCTCAGACCACCACCGCGCAGCCTGTACAGGCAACCGCACCGCAGCAGCACGCCGAGGCTTTTACCTTTGGCGACCCGACGCCGGTCATGGATAAGCGCGATATTCTGGATTACGCCGAGTGCATCGGTAACGGGCGTTGGTTTGAGCCGCCGGTCAGCTTTAGCGGGCTGGCTAAGAGCCTGCGCTCGGCCGTGCATCACAGCTCGCCGATTTACGTTAAGCGTAACATTCTGGCCTCAACGTTTATTCCGCACCCGATGATGAGCCAGCAGGAGTTCAGCAAGTTTGCGCTTGATTATCTGGTCTTCGGCAATGCCTTTGCCGAGCTGCGCCGCAATGGGCTGGGTAAGCCGCTGCGCCTTGAAACCACTCCGGCCAAATTCACCCGCAGGGGGGTGAAGGATGGCGTTTACTGGTTTGTGAATGACTGGAAAGAGCCGCACGAATTTTCGGCCGGCAGCGTGTTTCACCTGCTGGAGCCGGATATTAATCAGGAGCTTTACGGCCTGCCGGAATACCTCAGCGCGCTTAACTCCGCCTGGCTGAATGAGGCGGCTACGCTGTTCCGCCGCAAGTATTATCAGAACGGCGCGCACGCCGGTTACATCCTGTACATGACCGACGCGGCGCAGAGCAGCAGCGACGTTGACCGGATGCGCCAGGCGATGCGCGACACGAAAGGGATCGGCAACTTCCGTAACCTGTTTATGTACGCACCGAACGGTAAGCCGGACGGGATCAAGATTCTTCCGCTCAGCGAGGTCGCGACGAAAGACGATTTCTTTAACATCAAGAAGGCCAGCCGCGATGACCTGTTAAGCGCGCACCGCGTGCCGCCGCAGATGATGGGGATTATCCCGGACAACTCCGGCGGATTCGGTGACGTGGTAAAAGCGTCTCAGGTATTTGTAAGAAACGAACTGACACCACTTCAGGAACGCATGAAGGAAATCAACAACTGGATTGGTCAAGATGTGATTTCATTCAAACCGTATGAGCTGATCATCGCATCCGAATGAAATTAAAGCGGCTTTAAATAGCCGCTTTAACTGTGCCGTTGTTCCCTGCGCCGTTTTGCCTCAGCAATTCGCTCTACTTCGGTATAAATACGCTCAAGCAATAAGAACGAGAAGTCGCGTAAATCCAACGCTGACTTTTCATCTAAAATTCCCTCATGAGCACCATCGTTGCCGTCATCTTTTACGCACTCAGCAAGATCACGAAGCGCTTCAGGCAACTTGCCATTGTTTAGTAACCACTCCACTCGAAAACCTAAACTCCGTCTAATTCTGTTATTCGGCTCTTCTCCTTCAGGTGGAAGCATTGCCTTTGTGGCGAAATCAAGACACAGGCGATACATCGTAGCTGATGCGTTGAAACACCCAATTGATAAACATTTAGACCCTTCGTTATAGGCCTGCTCGATCTCCGCAGGTAAAAACTCTGGCGGAGCATCGATCGCAATATCAGCAGGTGTAATCGGCCCTAAAATAGTCGCTATATCCTTAAGGCTAAGCGGGGCAACACGCCAATCATAATTTTCTAAATTACCCTTCCCTGCTGGTTGTTTTACTTTGAATAAGGTTGATTTCCTGCATTCTAAGCATGCACATTGCACTTCATAATAATCACCGTCATTAATACGATGGTAAGTGTCACGCAACTCTGCTGATTTACAAGCACCTATTACTACAAATTGAATTTTACGTGACCCACACCTTGGGCAATCAGCAACTATAAAAGCCATTATCATTCGTCCTTTTTTGAAGTTAGCATAGTGAATCAATATAACATTGGTCCTTATGCTTACACATGCCTCTAACACTCCTCAAATGCATTTTGCGGGGTTTTTCCATTTACCGCCTCGCGTCCGACACGAAGACGAGCGCCCGTCTCCATAAAGCAGGGTCAGCCTGCGCATACATGTTTGCACCCCTCGCGCGCAATGCTATCCCCGCCACGCCTGCCCGCTTTGTGCATCGCATTTAATGCAGTTGCATACGCCTCGAAAAACCGCGCCATTACTGGCGCTGCAGGGTGTTTCAGTGCCACAAAAATTAATGCGAATCCATGCACGTTATGCATGCATGGCTCATTTACGGGTTACAGCGCCTGAAAATTCTGAGGAAGCAGCGCCTCCATAGCTCAACTGCTGCAGGTAAATGATGCCTTCACGAAGTGAAACAGGGCGCGGCAACTCGATCATAAAAACAAAATCGTAAGTCCTACCGAGCCAGAATCCTCCGCCAGCCTCTTTTGGACGTTGAAAGAATACCCAGCCGCCGGAATGGAAATACTCAAGGTAATCTCCACGATAAACGATCTGATAATTAGTGTCTTTTCCGGCCATTTACTAACGCCTCGCAATGCTCGTTGTTCAACCGGGCTGATGCCAAAATCAAGATTTTGGCATCAGCCCGGTTATCAATGCAGCCAGCTATCATCTTCCCAGACGTTCTGAAGTAAATCATTCAGCCTGCGCCGGTCTTCATCAAATTTTACACCAGGCATTTCAATTTTGGTGTAACTACCCTGCCGCACCTGTACCACTGCATCAGGAAACAGCGCAGTTACACGTTTATGCACTTCTTCCTGGAAAGCATCTACCACCGACTGACTGATTTTCTGATTCTTATCGAGCATGATTTCAATACGCATATTAATCCCTAATCGGCAGCGTAAAAGATTTCCTCGCCAGCGTCCTGGTGAGTCTCTGAGTTTGCCAATTCGGCAATAATGGTGAGTGCCAGTTTCAGCTCAGACGGCTTACAGTTAGCAATGAGTGAAACCTCCGCTATAAACTGCATGCACGCCATTTTTTTATGCATCTGGCTTGATTCCTGAGCCGTCATTTTCCCTCCCCCATTTTTACTGTGTATTTATACAGTAGCACAGCATTTATAAGTTGAGGAAGAAAAATGTCTTAGTCAGATAATATTTTTATCTGGCTGATACGAAACAACTTTCCTTGTGTGTCTAAGCTATGCGCGGAAAACCGCAGCACATTAAATTTAGACTATCAGTCGCACTAATATCGTTAACTTTCACCCATCAATGTTTGCTTTTGAACGCTGCTTTTCAGCTAAACGGTTAAATCGTTCTAATACGAAAGTCCTTTTCGGCTCCAGTATTGGGCGGACCAGTTCACCATTAGGTAGGCTGCGGAACAAATGACCACCGATTTTAGTCTGCGTGCCGCCAATCAGCCGCACGGCGAGCCCGCGACTGATGGTTTCACCGCTTAAATCTCTCACCTGGCCGATCAGGTTGTCGCACGCAGCTTCGATTTTGTCCGACCGCCTCAGTTTCAGATGCCGCTTTTCTGGCCTTTCCGCCCTTATCCGGCTCAAAAGCTGCCGCCTTTCCTTTCTGCTCATGCCGTCTAGGTCGATTTTTTCGAAACTTTCCGGCGGGTTCGAATCCTCAGATCTCAAACCTCCCGTACAGTTATTGACAGAACTCCGAGAGGACGCGGACGCGTCCTTAAATTCAAAACCCAAATCAACGGTACGTTTCGGGACAATTTTCCACTCGGTCAGGCGAGTTAAGATCGGCGTATCATCACCAACTTCTGTTGCGTAAACGCCTTTAATACGCACGGTTTCCTCACCGTACTCATTCATGTCTTCGCTTGTCTGATACCAGGCGCGCACAGCCAGCTCATCGCGGCGCACGAACGGGCCGCCCTGTGCGTTAACGTATCCTGCCCAGTCTCCCGCATCGGCGGCATCATGCGCTGCCGCAAACTCGACGCTAAGTCCGTGCGCGGTTTCACTATCAGCCATCTTGCGCAGCTCGCGGTAAACCGTGACCGGCGCGCCGCCCACAAACTGGAATTGCCGGATGTGCCAGCGCGCAGCCCATGCAGATACTGCAGGAGCTGTCTCTTTGACCTCTTTTCCACTTTCATCATCCAGCTCATTGTCCAGCGCATAGCCGTCGATGTTCTTTGAAATATATTTAGCGATGTAACCCGTGGCGCTGCCCTTATCTGGATCAATGGCTTCGGCATGAAAACGGGCCTTGCGGGCTTTGTCTGTCGTCAGCTCGCTGCTGTCTTCCTGATATGCATAATCGCGTATAACCTTGCGCACCTGCTCAACCTCCTCCGGGCGCATGAACATCAGCATATGCCAGTGCGGAGTCGCATCATGGTGCGGCTCAGCGACACGGATCCCGAAGATGCGGATATCGTCGCGGTGAAGTTTGGCGCGGATTTTCTGCCAGACATTGCAAAGATAACGCTGCGTATCGGCCGGGCTGGCACCATTCCATTTACGATTGCGATGCCCCGTTTTAATAGTGGCGTGATATCTGGATGGTGCAGTGATCGTATAAAACTCACCCACGAACCCCATTTCATTGCAGATATCTTCAAAACCGCGAATGCGGGTCATCAGCTCACAGCGGCGGATAGCTGGATTAGCTACGCTGCCGTCAAACTTATCGATAAGGCTGATGCGGTTGCCTTCTGCGTCTTCCAGCTCCATCCCTTTCAGAAATTCACGGGTGCGGCGCTTCTGCTCGCGCCACTCTGAAACGGTCATGCTGCTGGCGTAGGGGGTGTGCTTTTTGCTGACGTTAGCCAGGGCGATCTGAAGGTGTTCACGCCATGATGCGGCCACGCGGCGCAGTCGGCCTTTCCACCATTTTTCCGTCTGCATACGCATGATCGCTGGGGTAACTTCCTCCGGGTCAAACAGCCGGGACGTGACTTTATCCCATAATGGCGGCGTCTGGCTCAGTTCGCGGGTGATGGTGGCGGCGGTCATGTAAACGCGGTGCGTGTATTTGTAATCTGACTCATCGCTGGCCTGCGCGTGTGCCTGTACCAGCTCGGCGAGGATGAAATTAGCTACATCTCCGGCAAGCAAATCGACGTCGGCGCGCGCCATATCCGGCAGACGGTTAAAACGGCGCATCAGCTCCCAAAGTGTGCCGCCCGCGCTGGCCGCGCCTGCCTGTTTGGTGGCATTGCCTGCCAGCAGGTTAAACGTGCCGTGACTCATTTCACCGAGGCGATATTGAGCGTTAACGGTTTCAACGCGTGGCAATGTGCGCTCAACGAAAGTTTTCGTTAAGTACGCATTGGCACGATCAATACCCTGTGTTTTTTCCAGCTCACTGACACGGCGCTTTACATCTATCTGAATCAGCGTCGGCTGCTTTTCGAGTAGCTCCTGTGCACGCGCTAAAGCCGCAATCATCTGACTGCGGCTGTGCATTTCCTCATAGGTGGGGTATGGACTGGCGATGGCTTCCCGTGGAGCATTCCACGGGTAAGCGTATTCCTGAATCATTGAGCCACCGGCACTTCTGCAGACCAGTCAGCGCCTGCGGCTGGATCAAAACCAGACCACCCAGACCCGGCAGCGGGATGGCGCACGGCGATGATTTCCGATGCGCGCTTGCTTTTACCTGCAGCAACACCAACCGAGCGGGCTACGCTGATGCTGGCAATACTGAAATCGCGAAGAATGCTGCGCGTGTAGAGTGTGTCGCTGTTTGAAACTACAACCGGACAACGTTCCGAGACGTCGAGCAACATGCTGACCAGATCATGATGCTCATCTTTGCCAAAACCTGCAGAGTGATATTCCGCGAAAGTACCGTCATACGGCGGATCGCAATACACCACATCTCCAGCCTTAGTCAGACGCAGCGTTTCGCGGAAGTCGGCGCAGATAAACGTCGCGCGCTGAGCTTTTTCTGCGAATGCTTCTATCTCCGTCAGCGGGAAATATGGCTCTGTGTAGTTACCAAATGGGATATTAAATTCGCCGCGCTTGTTGTAGCGGCAAAGACCGCGATAGCCATTGCGGTTCAGATACAGGAAATAAGCGGCGCGCTCCAGTAAAGGCAGCGACGGATCATGATTAAATGCTTCACGCACAGCGTAATAACTTTCGCCGGTTGTGTTCTGATTAAAGAGGCTAGCCGCCACAACGATAAACGGGCGGGTGTGCTCTTTTATCTGGCGATAGAGATTAATAAGGTCAGGGTTTATATCCGCAACCAGATAGGCAGGGTAATTGGTGTTCATCATTACTGCGCAGGAACCGGCGAAGGGTTCGACCAGGCGATCACCTTCAGGCAGGTGCGCCAGCAGTTCCGGCATTACACGGGACTTGTTGCCCGCCCACTTCAGAATCGTGTTCATGCAGCACCACCTTTTGATACTTTGGTGCGAAGTTCGGCCACGTCCTGACAGCTGACGCAGCGAGTTACGCCACGCACCGCGCGGCGGCGCTGTTCCGGGATTGGCGCATCGCAGTCTTCGCAGAATGAAGCCGCCACGCTGACCGGACGATTAACCACGCTGGCGATATTGCGCGCCAGCAGTTCATCGGCGCGGGCCTGCGCCATGTCGATTGAGTCGGCCATTAGTGAATCGACTCCTGCGCTTCGCTCTGATAACGCTCAGCTTCCTGACGCAGTAACTCGGCAGCTTCAACACCGCTAAGCCCTTTTTGCTGAATACGCATGGCAATCTCAGTTAAGCGGCGAGCCACCTGCAGACCGCGCTCGGCACGCTCTTCAGCGCGGGCGGTCGTGATGATTGCGGAAAGTTGCTCCACGTCGGCGTCAAATTTTCTTGTTTCGATATTTCTCATTTCACTTTCTCCAGAATTTAGGCAAAAGAATGCCCGGCGGGTTTACGCCTTTCGTTTTTGGAATTTAATTACTCAGGTAAAAAACAGTCTGCGGTTGAAAACTGACGAGGTAAAATGCTGCCCCATCGAGCCATCTTATTCATGGCGATAATAATCAGCTCCCTGCGATTCTCTTCGAAATACTGAAATGGCTTACCTATTTCCTCCGGCTTAAAGCTTTTCGGATTTTCACGATTTGCCAGCGTAAGCACACAGAATTTAAATTCGTCATTCTGATGGTTGAAATAACGCAATGCGGCGTTAGCGTTATTGTCACGCATCTGACGCCACGTTTTACGAAATTCATCAAACGTCATTGGCTGAATCTTATCAACACGACCGCCCATCAAATGAACTTTGGAAAATCTGGCGGGTTCGTGTTGCTTTGGTACTTCCCATAAAACTCGCATATTAGCCACCGAAAATACGGCGCAGGCGTTGAGAATATCCGGCGCGCTTTGTTGTAATACTTTTCAGCAACTCCTGCTGGTTTTTACATGGATGCCAGGGTCTGCCGTTCTCGCCCATAATCCAGCCGTTGCCGTAGGACATTGACGGACTCTGGCGCTTGAGGTGTGCTGCAAATGAAATCATCATGCGCCCTCAGCTAATGCCAATCGAAGCACCCAGCCCGCTTATAACGTCAACGGTTGAGGCTAAGGTCGGGTTAGAGTGAACGCGGGTCTGCACGGCCAGCGCGGCCAGCATCATGCAGCGAATGCCGGTATTAGCTGCTTCCAGAATACTGCGGCGACACGTTGCAGTTATCCGCTCCGGGTTTGCAGCGCTGGCGGCCATACTCCCGACTTCAGCCGTTGCCTTCAGCACGTAAGACGGAAAATTTTCTTTTGCCAGCTCGTTAACCGGGACGCAGGGCAGGCATTGCAGTTGCGCAAGCATGCCATCCATCAGCGTGGCATCCTCAGTCAGGTCGGTAAGCAACAGCACCTCTGAAGCAGTCAACTGATGCACCTGATCCGGGTTGAGCTTGTTGCGCAGAGTCTGCACCTTCATGCCTGCACGCTGTGCCAGCTCAGCCATGTTGTGCGTTAGAGCGAATTTTCGGCAGGCGTCGTCATAGTGGTTATGGGTGGAAGTCTTAAAATCAAACATGGCTATTCCCTTGCTCAACTTAAATAATCGAACTCAGTTAAGAGATTGCGAGGTGCGGGCATCGATATAACGACAGTCCACTGCCTGCTGGGTGAGTTTGTCGCGCCATGCTTTGACATTAACGAGGGCTTTGCTGCGTTTTTCGGCCTTTTCTTTATTGGAAAAATCTTTAGTTGGGGCTTTTAAAAGTACGCCCTCATCAAGCCACTGCCACACAAGGCGCTCGCTGACGCCTCGCATTGCAGCAAAGTCAGGAACGCTCATTGTTTCAGCCATTGCGGATCCAATCATCCTCTGCAGGCTTGGCAGTAAGGCTGAGACGATAGCGTTGATTTGAGAGTCGGTGAATGCCCCGACTTGGTTTTGTGAGTTATCTAACTCATGCGTCAAAGTTGCTTTTGCATCTTTCATATCGCATTATCTCCGGTTGTGTGAAATATGGTGCAGTGATGTGCATCTTGGTCGATGAGCGTCACTATAGATCGTTAAAAATTACCTGTAAATAACTTTATAGATACTGGTGGTGCTTTCTTATGTCCGATGAACAGGGCGGTAGCTGGAAGATAGATGCGTCTGGCGGGGTTTTGGAACGCATCATGTCTGCATACGGCGTAAAAATGCAGAAGGATTTGGCTGATGTATTGGGCATTGCTAAGCACAGCGTTAGCGGATGGGTGCAGCGTGACACAATACCTGGCACGATCGTTGTTCGCTGCTGCATAGAGACTGGCGCGGATATCAACTGGCTGATAACCGGTAATCTTGCAAATGCAAATTTGCGTGAACCTAAGCCTCAGCTCAAAGGCAAGGATGCCTATGAAGAAGTAATGGCTAACGGTGGCAAACATGTTTTACGCCGCCTATTAGATGCCTACGGCTTTAGCATGCAAAAGGAGCTGGGCGATTTACTTGATATCTCTTCTGGCACAATCAGCACATGGATCCGCAGGGAATATTTCCCCGGAGATGTAGTAGTTGCATGCGCGCTAGACACAGGCGTGTCTCTCAGATGGTTAGCAACTGGTAAAGGTGAGATGTTCGATAGTCAGCCCGAAGTTGTCACATCATCAATAAGTATTCCGAGGAAAAAATTAGTGTCGGGCGTTCTTAATGACGCAGGCAATTGGCTTATGGATCCGGCACTTTCTACAGTCGATAAAGAATGCTTAGTGTTTATTGATGGTGTTGGTCACTCATGGTTAGTGAATACAGAAGCCAAGAACATCGCTAATGGTCGCTGGTTCGTTAATATTGATGACTCTTATGATGTGTATGATATTTCTCGCTTACCCGGTGGAAAAATTAAGCTAACCAATCCAAGTGTCTCGTTTGAATGCGGGGCATCTGATGTTACCCCTTTTGGGGCTGTATTATTTACTCTGGAAAAACACGTATAAGGAATGGAATGAAAAAGTTATTTCTTGCCATAGCATGTCTTATTGGAGCATCTGCATCTTATGCTGCCGAAAAATCAGTTGATTTGGATTCATCAAAATTAGGTGAAGACTGGCCCCTTACTTTTAACAAAGCTAAGGTTTCCTGCATTAATAAACGTTTTATCTTTGTTTATAACACTGATACTGATGACCGATATCCTGTAAATGGCAACGCAAAAGATGCAGTCCAGTCGGGGAAAATGGAGGGTTACGACATAGATGCTGTATGGGCTGACGACCCAAACTATAAAGGGGTTAAGAAAAGCATCAGTCCAATTCTTGATGCTGGCAACAACCTTTGTGAACAATAAGTAAACTACCTCGGTTCTCACTATGACTGTTACTAAACAAAAAAATGGCAAATGGCTTGCGCAGATCTTCCCTAACGGCAGGGATGGAAAGCGCATCCGTAAGCAATTTAACACCAAAGGTGAAGCCGAGGCTTATGAGGACTATGAAAGAAAAAAGACTGAAGATAAGCCCTGGCTCGGTGAAAAAGAGGATCGCCGGAAGCTAAGTGAACTAATCCAACTTTGGCACAACCTCCATGGGCAATCACTAACAGCAAGCAAACTGCGTCTCGCAAAGTTGAAGATTGTTTGCAGGGGTTTGGGTGATCCGATTGCTTCGAGGATAACTACTAAGGATTGGGCGCATTATCGAGATCAGCGGCTGAGCGGGAAAATTGACAATGGCTATCATGCCAATCCACAGAAATGGATAGCGCAACCAATAACCGTAAACCGCGAACAGTACTACCTCGAAGCTGTATTCAACGAGTTGCGCCGACTCGGAGAGTGGAAACTACCTAACCCTCTTGAGGGAATTCGGCCCTTTAAAGAAAAAGAAAAAGAGATGTCTTGGCTAACCGACGGGCAAATTAAAACCCTACTTAAAGCCTGCGATTCTTTTGGCAATATCAACCTTACACTAATCGTTAAAATCTGCCTTGCAACAGGTGCCAGATGGCGTGAAGCCGAGAACCTAACCCGATCTCAGTTGTCACCCTATAAGATCACCTTCATAAAAACCAAAGGTGGGAAAAACCGAACTGTACCTATCCCCCGGTGGCTTTATGATGAGCTTTCCCCCCTGAAGGATAAAATGTTTCAGCCCTGCTATAAGGCTTTCAGTGAAATGCTGAACATTGCCAATATCCAGTTAGCTGATGGTCAAAATACGCATGTGCTCCGGCACACGTTCGCGAGTCATTTTATGATGAATGGAGGCAACATCTTGGTACTGCAGCGCATACTTGGACATGCCAATATTCGTGAAACTATGAGGTATGCTCACTTCGCACCAGACCATCTTGAAGAGGCTGCACAGCTAAACCCTATCGCGGGATATAGTGGCAGCAATGTGGCAGCAGAGGATTCATAA